ATCACAAGCCCCACAGGGTTTGCCAGCATAACCGCATTCATTGCTGCCATGCCGGTACGGACCATCTTTATCGCGGAGACGATCTTGGGAGCTAAGGTCATGATGCTTCCCACCCCGACTGCGATTTTTCCGATCACAATAAGGAGTGGGCCGATCGCAGCGACAATGCCGATAAGCGTAAGAACCAGCCTCTGCGTCGCCGGGTTCATCTTCATGATAGCGTTCATGATCGAGATGAGCTTCTGGAAAAACTGGGTCAGGACCGGAGCCAGCATCTGTCCGATCGTGACCGTCAGCACATCAAAGGTGGATTTCAGCTGCTCAATCGTGCCTCCAGTACCTGACATCAAAGCCTTTGACATCTTGTCTGCGGACCCACCGGCATCGTCTAAGGCACTTCTCAAAGATCCTATATCCTTCGGTGATGTCTGGATCAGGGTCAGCCACTTTGACATCTGCTCTTTTCCGAAGATATTTGAAGCAGCTTCAAGCTTCTCCTGGTCATTAAGACCGGAAAAGGCCTTATTCAGGTTGGCGAGAACTTCCGGCATGGACTTAAGCGTTCCGTTGTCATTAAAGATGGCGTAGGTCTGCCCGGTCGAAAGTTTCAGCTGATCCATCGCGTCAGCTCCTGACTTCGCAGGAGAAGCCAGCCTGGCGAGACCAGTCTTCAGGGCGTTTGCACCTTCAGAACCAGAGATTCCGGCATTTCCGAATACATCGGTGATTGTCGCCAGGTCCTTAACATTCCATCCGACCGTCTTGCAGATCGGGCCTGCAACAGAGATCGACTGGAAGAGCTCCGAGGTATTGGTGTTTGCCTGGGCCTGGGCTTTGGCTAAGACATCGGAGTAAGAGGCAGCTTCTGAGGAGTCTGCCCCGAACATCTTCATAGCGTTTCCAAGGCCGGATGTCACTTCAGACAGGTCCGTCCCGGTACCTGCCGCAAGGTTCATGGCAGGAGTCAGCATGTCGGTTGCCTGCTTAGCCGTGAAGCCCTGACGGGCAAAGTTCAGAGTCGCGTCTGCTGCATCCTGCATGCCAAAGACAGAAGCCTTGGCGGACTCGCCGATCTGGTTCCACAGTCCCTTAAAATCTTCTGCAGAGTTTGCTGTTGATCCCATCGTCTGCTTGACCAGGTTAAACTGCTTGTCGACATTGCCGTAGGAATTTACGGCGGCAGTCGCGCCGGCAACAACAGGAGCAGTGAAGCCAAGCGTCATCTTTTCTCCGGCATCGGACATCTTTTCTCCGACACCTTTTACCTTCTCCCCTGCTGCGGCAATCCTCTGTGAGGAGACGGATCCGAAGCTCTTGGACTCCTTTTCGAGGCTCTTTAATTTCGACTCCGTCTCTGCGATTTCTCTTTGGAGAGCATCATACTTGTCTTTCCCTAAGTCCCCGTTTTCCATCTGCTGTTTGGCCTGGACCTGGGCATTCTTAAGACCTTCGAGTTTTTCCTTAGTCGCAGAGATGGAGTCTTTGAGCATCTTCTGCTTCTGGGCCAGGAGTGTCGTGTTTTTCGGGTCGAGCTTCAGGAGCTTGTTTACGTCCTTAAGAGAGGCTTGTGTGCTTCTTATTGTGCTGTTTACAGATTTCAGCGCCTTGTCAAGGCCGGTGGTGTCCCCTCCGATTTCAACCGTGATCCCCTTGATTCTGCTTGGCATAAGTTCACCTCCTTAAATTGCGGCATGAAAAAAGCACCTCCGAAGAGATGCTGAATCACATTTGATTATTCTGTATTTTTATTCCTTATCGCAGTTAAGACCTTCTTTGATCCTTCTTGCTACGTCCATGCAATTATCTACTGTAAAAGATTGTGGTTCAAAGGAAGCGCTGAAAACGGCAGATACTGCTTTTGCGATCTCCTCCAGACTTGAATTTGGCTTGAGCTTTCCTGCAAGGACCCTGCTCTCCTCATCAAATTCGTCACATGGGGCTTCCGGCAGAAGTCCATAAGGATTCCACTTATCAACTTCACGTTTGACAACTTGATAGATATGGTGATGAGTCTCCATAATAGCCTCTTTCTGACATCAATTTGGTATGACGTGGCGTTTCGTATCAGATCCCTATATATGTAATCTCGTACTTCATTCTTCAAGAGCTTTCTTGAGTTCTTCCATACTGGCATATCCTTTTATATTTGGGTCTGACGCAATCCGTCTGCCTTCTTCCATTGCAGCGATGGTTTCCTCGTTTGGCACTTCTACATTTAGAGAATCTTCATTCTCTACCTTCGTCTTCTTATTCATATCTTCGGCATTCACAGCATATACCTCCGTTTCTGATTTCAGTATATGCATCTTTGCGCCTGATAGCAACTTGCATATTTTTAGAATCTGTCAAAATCACTCTGATCCGCAAGCCGGTCATACTTCACATCGTCATTTGCCTTCTCTGTCCAGATATCAAGGACAAGACCGATGGATAAAAGCTCTAAGTCTCTTATCGAGATCCCTATCTCCGTGCAGCGCAGAAGAAAAAGCGGGGTGGTCATCTCCCGCTCACTTCTGCGAGTTCTTTTTTTGCCTGGACATCCGTCATGAGGTTGCTGCCCCAGAGCTCTAAGATCTCCGGAAGAACCTGGTAGATGGAAAACATCTCAAACTGATCGAGCCACTCGTCAATGGTCTTTGGAATCGATGGATCAGCATGATAGGCCATGATGTAGGCGACATTTTCAAAGATCTCAAGGTCGTCAATCTCAAAGTCCTCGCTGTCCTTGGATCTGGCCTGGTAGGACTTCTCGAGTTTCGACAGATCCTTAAAGATATCCCGCCTGAACTTCAGCCGGTAGATTCTTGGAATCGCAGCTGAGGAGCGGAAAGTGACCGGTTTTCCGCTGATTTTGATTGTTTTTTCAATCATAAGCTTTCTCCTTTACTGCCCGGAAGAAGATGTAGAAGATGAGGAAGAAGCAGCTTTCTCTGTTGGAAGGTAGACTGCCTTATACCATCCGTCATAGACCGTGGTATCGGTAGTGTCACCAGATCTTGCTTTAACCAGGCCGTCTGAACGCGGGTCTGCCGTAATGGAAAGTTTCTCAGTTCCTGGCTCAATGGTGTCTTCTTTTGTCTCTGACTCTAAGGATGGGCGAGAGGCAGTGCAGTAGTAAAGGACGTGGCGAATGGAGTTGACGTCTCCATCAAATTCAAATAAAAGGGCGAACTTCACTGTATCGGTCAGGCCGCTTTTTTCAACCAGCACGCCTTTGCTGTCCAGCTCTTCCTGCAGGATCTCGGTCCGGAACCACTCCGGAATCAGGGCGATCTCAAGGTCACCGGAGTATCCGTTATTTGTTACAGACCGGAAATAGACGATTCCGTCTGCATAGAAGGCCTTGGTCTCTCCTTCTGCATCAAGGCTGATCGACACGGCTCCCGGGATGGCCTTTGGCTCTGCGTAGGTGTAAGATGCCACCCCGTCTGTTACCGTCTCCGTGAGCTTTGCCGCGTAGACATTTTTCAGGTTATATTTTACTTTGTTTCCCATATCTGGCTTTCCTCCATTTCAAAAATATAGAGCACTTCAAAGAGCTTCTCTGTCTCAATCCAAACTTCCGACTTGTTGTAAAAGATGCCGTAACGATCAAGAACTGCTTCGACCTTGCTTTCAGAATCCGGGTCTTTCCTGTCCGTGTAAAGTTCAAGGTTAACAGTACTCACCTTTAGAAAAACGCTCCCGTCGGCAGAGAAGTTGTCGCTTCCCTCTGTCAGAAAGCAGATGAAGGGAGGATCCGGTGAGTCTCCTTCGGCAAAGTGATCGTAGGCAAAGGGAATACCGGTTTCTGTCAAAAGTGAAATGATTCCGTTCATGCTAGATTCCCTTCCTTATCTCTTCCTCGAGTGTCTTTTCCCCACGCTCCTCTGCAGGAGCGATGTGAGGCCTTGCAGGAACTCTGCCTCCGTTTCTTTTGGCATGACCGTGCTCTAAGAGGTGAGCAAGCTGGTAGCGGTTTCTTGAGTAAACCGTGACAGAAAGAGAGGTCGCAGTCTCACCCGTCTTCTTTACGGACCAGCTCTTTGCGTAGGCCCCTGTCCTTCTTGGAGCCGTGTTTTTGATATCATCTCTAACTGAGTTTCCGGTTTTTCTTACCGCCTTCTTGACCGAGTCAGAAGTAGTCTCTGAAAAATCAGTTAGCTCCTTCTCAATTGCATCGGCAAGACCGTCAATTGAGACTTTTCTGCTCATGACTCCTCCCTTCTGCAGTGAAGCTTTATCGCTTTTCTTTTATAGTTCATGTGATCGATTCCTTCGATGTTGTAAGCCTCACCCCGGAAGATCAACCGGTATTCCTTGGTAGTTAAAGTCTCCACCTCAGAGCACCATCTCAGGGAAAAATCGACTGCGCTCTCATCCCAGGTGGCCCCGGCGGAAGTCTCCTCCATCGGTGACTCTGCGCTTACCGTCGCATAGCAGGTAAAATAATCCTGCCATGTGCTCACCCGGTTTCCTGCATCATCAGAAGATATACTGGCCTTCTGAAGGAGAACTTTCTCGCTTAAGAGGGCAATGTTCAACTAGAACTCCTCCTTCCTCACTCCAAAGAGAAGAGCCCTAAGGGTCTGGTTTAAAGCATCGTGGTCTGCCTCCTCCCTGTGCTCATAGAGGTAGGCGATGCAGTAGAGGATTGCGATCCGCATACGGATAAGGACCTTCTCCTCGCTGCTTTCCCACTCCTCATCCGTAAATCTCGCGATGTCCTGGACCTGCTTTGTGGCGGTCTCAATCAGACTTTTTATAAGGTCATCTTCATCTGAGGAACTTACACGAAGGTAGGTCTTTGCTTCTTCAAGTGTCACTTCCAACAGCCTCACTCCTTCAACAAGCGGCACCCTCGTTTGAATCGAGGGTGCTCTTACTCACCCTTCATTCAAGTAAGGGTGCAAGACAACTAATCACCCTCATTTCAAATGAGGGTTCCGGTTAACTTCCCTGCCTTAGCCTGCCGCCTTTACAGAAAGTCCTCTTACTGCTTCCGGCAGGATCAGCTTTCCGTCAATGCGCTCTGATGCCAGGAAGCCGATCTGGCCGTTTGCCGCGTAGAGCTCGGAAAGACGCTTGAAGGATCTTCCCTGGCGCTCTGCGATCCAGTAGTAGGAGAAGTCCCCGAAGAGAATAGCGACATTTCCGGCTGCAAGCTCCGGTGCGTAGATGCTGGTCTTATATGGACGGTTTAAGATCATATCGGGCTGACCCGCGGTAACAGCAGGCTGCCAGATATAGTTTCCGTTGTTGTCCTTAATCTTCCTTAAGGCCTTTACTGTGGAGTCATTCAAGATCCAGGTGGCGCGGTTTCTGTAGACGCTTCTTAAGGAGTGAAAGACATCCATAATGGCATCAAAGCTGATGTTTGTGTTTGCAATCTCTGTCGTTGCGTCCTTGGTCGCTTTGACCTTTGTAAAGACTCCTTCCGGCTTCTTCTTTCCGTCTCCTGTGAGAAAGGCTTCCTCCTCAGCAGCTCCGATACGGCGCGCAAACTCGGTTGAAATATAGCTCTCAAGATCAAAGACAGAGTCGTTTAAGAGCTCCTCAGATACCTTGATCGCAGTGCCAAGCTTATAGGCATCAAGCGTGATCTGGTCAAATGTGTCATCGGACTCAGGGTACAGGCCGTTCTCATCCATCCAGGCCGCGGTCCCGTGGGATGCGACTACCGGAATGGTGTGGGCCCCGGACTGGGTCTGAATCACGTGAGCCAGGGTCCTGAAGAAGTTCTCGTCATTAAGCGCCTGGATCAACTGCTTCTCGTACTCGTCCGGCACGAGGTAGCCGCCGTTTGCATCGGTCCCGATCTCAAGGACATTTTTCACATCGTACCAGTTTCTCTTTCTGATGGAGTCCCAGAAGGCATTCTTGTACGCCTTGCCGGCTGTTCCCTTCTTGTCCTCCTCGCTGTCTTCTGCACCTGGTTTAGTCGTAAGTGGAGAAGAAGTCGGCTTATTCATCATCTTCTCGATCTCCTCCTGTCTCTGCAGGCGCTCGATATCTTTGGTGAGGTCCGTTACTTCCTTCTCCATCCGATCGTAAGTAGCGGCATCCTCAGCGGAGACATTGCCTCCGTTGTCGGAATGGGTGTCAAGAAACTTCTTGGCTGCATCCCAGGCCTTCGCCCTCTTTTCCATAAGATCCATAATCTGTGTCATAGTATTCCTCCTTAGTGTGAGAGAAGCGAAAGCCGCTTCCTTAAGTCATCTGCCTTTACGGCAGTATCTGTTTCCTTGTGCTTCTGCTTTGGGATAAGCTTTGAAAGAAGAGAGTCTGTTACTGACTTCCTTGAGAAAAGCATGAGGCCTTCATCGGAAAGCTCCTCTTCTTCTGTAAGTGACTGATCGCCGCCTGCAAATAAGATCTCGTCTGCAAAGCCCAGGCGTTTTGCCTCTTTTGCGTTCATCCAAGTTTCAGCATCCATAAGTCTGCTGATCTTATTTCGGGAAAGCCCGGACTTGATCTCATAGGCATTTACAATGGACTCCTTGACTTCAGAAAGCATCTCGATTGCCTTCTGCATCTCCTCCGAGTCCCCGATCGCTACGGTCATGGGATTGTGGATCATAAGCATGGCAACCGGGCTCATGCAGACCCTTGTCCCCGCCATCGCAATGACGGACGCTGCAGATGCCGCTAAGGCATCGATCTTTACCGTAACATCATATGGGTAATCCATAAGCATGTTGTAGATCTGGGCGGCGGCAAAGACGTCACCACCCGGAGAATTGATCCAGAGGGTGATCTTTCCGCTGCCGCTCTCCAGCTCATCTTTAAAGAGCTTCGGCGTTACCTCGTCACCGTACCAGGATTCATCGGAAATTTCTCCGTCGAGGGTAAGCGTTCTTTCGCTTTCGAATTCGTCCGGCTCTTCGTTTCTGATAAAGCTCCAGAACTTTCTTTTCATAAGGGTTTCTTCCTCCTTTCAGGGAGCCGGGCGTCTGTCTCCTCCGGTTCCTCTTCCTGTTTCTCTTCACCGTTCTCATCTTTCTCGTCAGTCTCCTCACTTTCCTGCCCTGATGCCGCGAATATGCCTGCATCAGACAGCTTTGTCATGTTGCCGTTGATAAGATAAAGATCTCCTCCGTCCTCCTCCGGGATTCTGTCCAGGTTCTCAAGCTCCCTGATGTCATTTGCGCTCATCCAGCCGTTCTGCCTTGCAGTAGCGTAGCCGCTCATGCGGCTTGCATAGTCACCCCGGAGGAGCCCGTCCACGTTGAACTTGAAAAAGTAGTCCTTCTTCTCATCCTCTGAAAGGAGCGCCTTTCTCATGGCCTGCTCCCACCTGGTGACCCAGGGGTCAAGCGTGTACTTCACAAACTCTAATGACTGCTGCTCGATATTGGAAAAGGTGCTGTGGTCAAGGTCCCCTATCATATGTGGAGGGATCCTGAAAATACGCGCGATCTCATCGATCTGAAATTTCCTCGTCTCAAGAAACTGTGCTTCCTGAGGGTTGATGGAGATCGGCGTGTACTTCATTCCTTCCTCGAGGACCGCTACCTTGTGGGCATTTCCGCTTCCTCCGAAAGTCTGCTGCCAGCTCTCTCTTATCCTTGACGGATCCTTAAGAATCCCCGGATGCTCTAATACTCCGCTTGGAGCAGCCCCGTTAGCAAAGAACTTGGCCCCGTACTCCTCGCAGGCTATCGCCATGCCGATTGCATTCTTAGCCATCGCGATCGGAGAATATCCGACCAGGCCGTCAAAGCCAAGGCCCGGGATATGAAGAATGTCCCGGGGTGAAAGTCTTACCGTTGAGCCTTTCATCGTATGCGCATCATCGTCTGATGTGGTGTACTCATAGTAAAGAGCTCCCCTATCGTCTCGGTCCACAGTCATGCGGTTTGGCATGAGAGGATAAAGGGCAATGACCTCGCCTTTCCCGTTTCTTATGATCTGGGCGTAGGCATTTCCCCACAGAAGAAGATGGGTCATCAGTGTCTCCCGGAAGACAAAGGAGGTCATCTCAGGGTTCGGCTCATCGTGAAGGAGGCTGTATAATGGATGGTCTATGGCCTTCTCCTTGCTGCCATTTCCGGTATAGCGGTAGAGGTGAAGCGGAAGGCCCGCCACTGCTTCAGAGAGGACTCTTACGCAGGAGTAGACTGCCGTCATCTGCATAGCGGACCGCTCGGTCACAGTCTTCCCGCTGGTGGTGCCACCGAGGAAAAAACTGAAGGCACTGCCGGATGTCCTGTCTTTGGGCTTGTCTCTGCTCTTAAAAATACCTTTTAATATGCTCATGATTTCTCCTTCTAAAGGCATAAGAAAAGCACCTGCCCACCTGGACAGATGCTGAATTTTACAAAACTAAAAGTCCTCTGCTGTCATAGACTGACTCGCCATCATCGTTTCCGCAGCGGATTGCCCGGTCAAGGGCCATCACGAGGGCTACCGACCCGTCTATCTTCTCGGTGGACTTCTCCTTGTCCATCTTGATGTTTCCTGCCGGGTCAGTTCTCACATAGACGTTATCCATCATCCAACGAAGGACCGGATGTCCTCCGTGGGCGATCTTTTCATCAAGCACGAGCCGCATCAGCTCCTTGGTGGGGCTGCTCATACTCGAGAACCCTTGGCCGAAAGGGACAACGGTAAAGCCCATGCCTTCTAAGTTCTGCACCATCTGGACCGCTCCCCAGCGGTCGAAGGCGATCTCACGGATATTGTACTTTTCTCCAAGGCGCTCGATGAACTTTTCGATAAAGCCATAGTGGATGACATTTCCTTCTGTCGTAAGAAGCGCTCCCTGCTTCTGCCAAAGGTCGTAAGGGACATGGTCACGCCGGACTCTTAAGTCCATGGTGTCCTCCGGCACCCAGAAGTAAGGGAGAACGATGTACTTGTCATCCTCGTCAAGCGGCGGAAAGACCAGGACAAAGGCCGTGACGTCTGTCGTAGAGGAAAGGTCAAGGCCGCCGTAGCAGACCCGGCCATACAGCTCAGTCTCATCTACCGGAAAAGCGCAGGCATCCCACTTGTCCATCGGCATCCAGCGGACGGACTGCTTGACCCACTGGTCAAGCCTTAGCTGCCTGAAGGCGTTCTCCTCCTGGGGATTCTGCTTGGCAGACTCGCAGGCCGCCTTGACCTTGTCGATGTCGATCGTGACTCCAAGGGAAGGGTTCGCCTTTTTCCAGACCTTAGGGTCTGTCCAGTCCTCGTCCATGTCTGCTCCGTAGATCACAGGATAGAAGGTGTCATCATGCTTTCTGCCCTCTAAGATGTCGACTGCCTTCTGGTGGAGCTCATAGCAGATGGAGTTTACATCGTTTCCTGCTGTCGTGATGATGAAGTGGAGCGGGTTCTTCCTTGCATCCGATGTTCCCTTTGTCATCATGTCAAAGAACTTCCGGTCCTTCTGGACCCAGAGCTCGTCAAAGACAAGACCCGAGACATTTACACCGGACTTCCCGGCAACTTCTGCCGATACGGCCTTGTACACCGAGTTGGTAGGACGGTAGTGAATCGTCTTTCGGCTTGGGCGGATATCGCAGTATTTTCTTAGGGTCCGGTGGAGCTTCACCATGTCGCAGGCCACATCAAAGACTAAAGATGCCTGGTCGCGGTCAGCGGCGCAGCCGTAAACCTCAGCCCTCTGCTCCCCGTCGGCGCAGAGAAGGTAAAGTGCCACGGCGGCTGCAAGCTCAGACTTCCCGCATTTCTTCGGGATCTCGATGTAGGCAGTCGTAAATTGCCTGTAGCCGTTAGGCTTTAAGATACCGAAGATATCCCTTATGATCTGCTCCTGCCAGGGCATTAAGATAAAAGGCTTCTTGAAGAACTCTCCCTTGGTATGAGAAAGCTGCTCGATAAACATGACCACAAGGTCGGCTGCATCCTTGTCATAGTGCGAGCTTTCCGCCATGAACTTTGATGGCTTGTATTTTCCTGCCATGGGTTTTCACCTCCTCTCCTGGCAAAAGAAAAAGACCGCCGGAGCGATCTTTTGTTTCTGTAACGAGAAGAGGAGCCTTATCGGCTCCTTCTCCTTAAGCTTCAATGGCCTGATCGAAGGCATCAAGCTCTTCTTTGGTATAAAGCTCTGTCCACTCGGCATCTTCCGGTTCCTTCATGTAGAGGATCCGCTCTTTGTCATCAAAGCGCTTTGGGTCTGTCTTGATTGCGCAAGGGTGAAAGCCGTTCTGTTGGAAAAGGTCATCCGCCGACTGTTTGTATTCCCTGCTTGCGTCTACCGGGATTGTAAGGATTGCTGTATTTCCGTAGAAGCCTCTTTTCAGGTTCTTCCAAAGGTATGTGAATTCGTTTCTTTCTGCTCTTGTCATGGTGTTTGCCTCCTGGGTTCTTGGTATCTTTGCTTTCTGCATGTACATATATCACTCTAAACCCTTGGAATAGCAAGCTTTATGTGGAAATAAAGATCATTCTTTCTTTAGTTATATTGATGGATCAGGGCTGCGTAGGCCATCTGGCTTGTTTCATCTTCTGGCTCAATGTCCCAGCCGCGGTCGTAGCGGAGAGTCATTTTGCTTCCCACGCGAAGCTCCATTTTGCTGATCCTGCCGCCTTCAATGCCGTAGCCTGAAGGCTCATCGTAGTGTTTTAGTTCGTATTTTACCGTTTCCCCTTCGATCTCAAGTGTTCCTTTTTCCCACATGGCGGCCTCCTTATGCAATCGTGAATTCGATCCCGTTCTTTCTTTCCGGCTCATCTGATCCGAAGCGGTGGTCATCTTTTCTTGTGACGGTCTTTAGGCTTCCCATCTTCCAGCCGTTTTCTGAAAGTCCATAGATTCCGTCCATCAGGCCTGTGCTCTGGTCGGTTACTGTGATGGTGCTTACTCCGGCCTCTCTTAAGGTGTCCGCGAAGTCTTTCATGTCCTTAGGCCAAGGCAGGTCCTCGACCTCGAAGCTGTCCGCTCCGCGGTAATTTACGTTCTGGTATGCCCAGTAAGCTTTCATGGCTCCGTCTGAGTAAGGGAATGGATTCTCCTCTTCGAAGGCCTTCATGAGGGCTGTCCCCTCATCGTATTTTTCTTCTTCGAAAAGTTTGCTCCTCTTTTCTCTTGCGGCTTCTTTCTTTTCCTGGTAGCTTCTGACTGTCTTGTACATTTCTTCAAAGTATGTGTTCTTCATGGTCTTTTCCTCCGTTTAGCTTTGCTTCCTTTGGCATGTACATATATCACTCTAAAGCCTTGAAATAGCAAGCTTTATATGTGATTTATCGGAGGATTTTCCCATTAATTTTCTTCTCCTGTCAGGATGAAATGAACGTACTCTTTCCGGTGCTCCTCAAGAAAATATACGAGCTCGTAGTAGTGATTCTTGAAGGCGATCCTCTGCACGAAGGAGATGTCAAACATGTTGGTAACCCCCATATCCCGGATAGAGAGGATCTGGTCTTTTATCTTCTTATCCATCACTTACCCACCTTTCTCACCTGGTCCTCCCCGTAGATCACAGCAAGGCCGGACCCGTTATCCCAGTGGACCAGAAGGCTCCCGGTGTCATCGACTCCGTAGACCGTGCCCAGGGTTCCTTTGGGCGGGGCCTGGACATCATCCATTTTTATAAGTTCAATCCTTGTGCCTGCAGGATAAAGCTCCCGCAGGCATCTAAGTTCATTTTTGCTTATCATTTAGGCTTCCTCCTGTCTTTCCTTTGCCGGAGCTCCGTTCTTCCAGCTTGAGCTTCCGGAAAGGTTACGAAGCAGGATCTTTCGCTCCGCCTTGTACTCAGGCCCGATAAATCCGAGCCTAAGAAGGAAGCAGCGGAAGCTGTACTTTTCGTTTGTCACCGGAAGCTCCCTTTTGCTTGTGCGGTTAAGCTCTTTTGAAAGAGCGCACAGCTTCGCGATAAAGTCGGTGTAGGCTCTTGCCTCATCGGCATCCGGTGTTTCCTTAAACCAGGGAAATGCGATCCGATCATCCTTTACCTCGAAACCCAGGGCATCAACTCCCAAGGCATGGCGAATAAGCTTTCCTTTGGCGGTAAGCAGGTTGTCAAGGTTCTCAGTGTTTGCTTTATTAAGTGGAATCTCGACCGTAAGGCCGGCGCTTTCCAGGGTTTCCGCTTCCTCACTCTCCGGCTCTTCCGGGCTGAAGCTGACCTTTTCAAGCTCATCTCTTATGTGCATCATCTTCTCCTCATCATCACATACGACCGTCCCGTTCTTTTCCACGGTGACATCCCCGATCCTGTAGGCGCATGTCGGCATAAACTGATACTCGGATGTATCACCTGTGATCCGGCAGATCTCTGTGACCAGGGCTTTTCTTTCCTCGCCCTCTGCGTTGTAGCTTAGTTTCATAATGCGTACCTCCTTGCTTTTGGTACGTACATATATCACTCTGAAGCTCTGTAATAGCAAGTCAATTCTGCTGTAAATTCCAAGGATTTAAGAGCTTTCTTTCGGCAGATCAGCGTAGGAGATTTTCTTTCCATCCCGGATCACATAACAATCCGAGGAATCATCATTCTTAAACTGGATATATCTCTTCACCGCCACATCCACGAACTTGGGCTCAAGCTCAATGCCGTAGCAGGTCCGGTCAAGCTGCTCGCAGGCGATAAGAGTCGAGGCGGACCCGAGGAACCCGTCAAGGACCAGGCCGTTACTCTGAGTACACTGCTTTATGAGATAGGCAATTAGCGGGACTGGCTTACTGGACGGGTGGCCGAATCCATCCTTTGAGGAATCCCGGATACCATCGAACCCTTCGATAACTGAAGTCTGCTTCTGATCTCCGTACCAGGTGTGCTTGCCGTCCTTTCTCCATCCGAAGATGATCGGCTCCATGTTGAACTTCCAGTCTGTCCTCATAAAAGGAGCTCTCGGCTTCTTCCAGATCAGACCGGCGCCCACCTTAAAGCCGGCATCCTCAAAAGCATCGTAGAAGACTCTGGTTTTCATGGTGGCGTAAAATTCATAGATGGAAGCGTCAGTAGCCATGACGTTCTTGAAGTTCGTAAAACACTTCATGAGAAATTCGTAGGCCTGCTTGTCATCCAGGTTGTCATTTTTAATTGTGCCTGACTTGTTCTTAAGCTCAACGAAGTAAGGTGCATCTGTACATACCAGATTCACCTTCCTGTCCCCGAGAAGAGATGTGTATGTATCTTCCCTGGTGGAGTCTCCGCAGATAACAATGTGTCTGCCGAGGTGCCAGATGTCACCGACCTTTGAAAAGCATGGCTTCTCAAGCTCTGCGTCAACATCGAAGTCATCCTCCTCTGCGTCAGTGCTTGTGTCCATAAGCTTAGCCAGGTCCTTCTCGTCAAAGCCAAGAAGTGACAGATCAAAGGCGTCCTCTTGGAGATCAGCAAGCTCTACAGAGAGCATCTCTTCATCCCATCCGGCGTTTAAGGACAGCTGGTTGTCGGCTATGATGTAGGCCCGCTTCTGGGCTTCGGTCAGATACTCCTCCTTCACACACGGGACTTTTTTCAGTCCAAGCTTCTGTGCTGCGTAGAATCTGCCGTGTCCGCAGAGGATGGTATTATCCCCTGATATGACGATCGGTGACAGGAAGCCGAACTCCTTTATCGATGCCGCGATCTGAGCGACCTGGGCATCCGAGTGGGTCCTTGCATTCCTTGCGTATGGTATGAGCTTTTCGATATCTTCAAGATAATACTGTGTCTGTTTCTCCATTAGTTCCCTCCGCTCCTGGCCCTGAGCAGCCGCTCCATCACGTCGTCCTGGGGACTTGAGCCCCGAAACTCTGTCGAGCAGTTCTCCTTTACGATCTGGAAGATCTCGTCCCAGAGCCGGTTTGCCTGGTTCATGTAGTTGATCCCGATGTTTATAAAAGGAGACGGGATCGGCCTTCCTGTTGTCGGGTGCTTGCCTAGGTAGCCAAGCTTTGAGGTGATCTTCTCGCAGGCGATCCATCTGGCGGATGCCATAGCGTATCTCTCAAGAAGTGCAGGCGACACGGCCCGGGCAACTCCAAGGCCGTCAAGCCACTCCCAGGTCTCCCTGTAGATGTCGGCTGCTGCAAGCTGTGAGCCATCATGCTGTTTGTCTGACAAGAACTTGTGCGGCTCCGGCATCTCTTCCCCTTCGATGTCTGGAATGTCCAGGACCTCAAGGGGCCTTCCGCCGGGATTTCCGTTTTCATACTTTTCGAGAGCCGACTTTTTCTTTCTTCCGGCTCCTGGCCTCTTTCCTCCCCGGCCCCCGATGTTATTTGACTTTGTGGGCATAAAACATGCTCCTTTCATGCTGATTTTTCCTGGTTACGGCAAGTTAGAGGTATATTACCCTTTAGAAAACGCGTTTTATGCGTAAGCGACCCCGCGCCGTTTCCGTGAAGTATACAATTTAGAGATTTCTACCGACCCTGCCTTGATTTAGTTTTTTGATGCACCTTTTCGTGACAGGACCGGCAGAGACTCATGAGATTGTATTCCTCGCTGCTTCCTCCCTCCGAGAGCGGTACAATGTGGTGGACCTGCTCGGCCTTCACATACCTGCCGTGCCTCAGGCACTCCTCGCAGAGCGGGTGCTTCTTTACGTAGCGGTCTCTGATCTTCTTCCACTTGTATCCGTAGCGTCTGTCTGCCGAGTAGCCTCTTGCGAAATGCTCGTAGTGCTTCTCCATGAACTTCCTGTGCTTCTCGCAGTACTGCTCGCCTTCCTCGGCAAAGCCCGGACAGCCGGGGTAGCGGCATGGCCGTTTGGGTTTAACTGGCATGCATCCTCACTTCCTTTTCTGCACGAAAAAACCCCGGAGGGAATTCCTCCGAGGCTTGGTAAATCTATGTTTTTGTCCTTTTTCACTAAGAACATGATAGCACTTCTGCCGACTGCATTCAACTGAACTCGACTGCACTTTACTGAACTCGACTGCACACTTTTACGTTCACAGTAAATGACCAGAGTCGTGCTATCATTCATGCAAAAACCCCGGAGGGAATTCCTCCGAGGTCTGATGCCGGAATGCTGTCCGGCTCTTTATACTATCTTCTGAGTTTATACTACCACAAATTTGAACTCGCATGTTGTTGCAAAGTGTTGCATTCTGTTGCAAAGCGTTGCAACTTTTCCGATGACGGTCAGCATCTAAGTTCTTCTACCATCATGTTCTATTCTACTAAGTATGTTATACCACATATTGACTGTGACATTCTACGACAAAGTATGCCAAAGTGCGACAAAGTATGACAACTTTTCATTCAGGCATGGAAAAGTTCTTAAGAGCCGACCCGTGGATGCGCTGAACAGTGCGGGTGGAAACGTTTAAGATGGCTGCGATCTCATCCCAGGTGTAGCCGTCTATGTAGCGGGAGCGAAGCACGATCTGCTCCTCACGGGAAGGCAGCAGGCTTATCTGCCTGCCGATTTCCTCGCGCTTGTCGATAAGCTTTGCCACCTTGCCTGCAACATCCCTCTCTGCCTCGTCGATACGCTCGATGCAGGCAACGAAGGCTGCGTCCGGTGTCTGAGCGCTGCCGTGCGGCATGCCATCGAACTTTCCTTGGGAGATGGAGACGGACAGCTCTCTCCAGTAGTCAATCTCCCTTAAGCGGCAGTTTATCATTGCATCCAGGTGCCTGGCCTGGCCTAAGTATTGTTTAGGTGTCATCCCATGACCTCCTTTCTGATTTTCTCTATCACCATCTCCCCGTCCAAGTCTGTAAGAAGCAGGTACCAGTCCGAGCGGAAGAACCTCTCCAGGGCTTTCTTCTGCGACCTGGCGGTATTGCTTGACGGGGACTTCTTTAAGGCCCGAAGCGCTGCCCGGTAGTCCTTTACAGCCTGCAGGATGATGGCATTGGCAAGTCTCTCAACGGGCTCCATCAGACCACCCCCAGTCTTGCTTTTACAGCATCGATAAGGGAGTCCTGGGTCTTCTCCTTCCTGCGGAGAGCCGCCATGACGTCCTCGTCAATGGTGCCTCTTGTGATGATGTGGTGGATCACCACAGTCTCCTTTTGGCCCTGCCTCCAGAGCCTTGCGTTGGTCTGCTGGTAGAGCTCCAAGGACCAGGTGAGGCCGAACCAGATGAGAGTTGACCCTCCTGCCTGGAGGTTAAGGCCGTGACCAGCGGAAGCCGGATGGATCATTGCGACCGGGATCTTTCCCTGATTCCAGTCGGCGATGTCCGCTCCTGTCTTTATCTCCCTCACAGAAAAGCGGCTCTTTATCCGCTCAAGGTCATGCTTAAACCAGTAGGCCACAAGGACGGGTCTGCCATTGGCATCCTCTAAGAGGTCCTCCAAGGCATCAAGCTTTCTCTCATGGATCCTTACTGTCTCCCCGTCCTCTGTATAGACTGCCCCGTTTGCCATCTGAAGGAGCTTACTGGAAAGGGATGCTGCATTTACGGCATCGATCTCCTTGCCCTTGAGACTTAGCACCATGTCGCGCTTTAGCTTATCGTAGAGGGATCTCTCCGAGCTGCTTAGGTGGACCGGCACTTCGTTTATGAAGAGGTCAGGCATCTTAAGATAGTCGGCGGACTTCATGGAGATCGTGATGTCTGAGATCTTTTTGTAGATGGCCTCCTCAGCTCCAGGAAGCGGCTTGTAGGAAAAGATGATCTGGGCATTTCTCTTGTCCGGGGTAAAGTAGTCTCTCCTGTACTGGCCGATGTAGCGCCCGAGACGCGCTCCCATGTCAAGGAGTCTGAACTCTGCCCAGAGGTCCATAAGACTGTTTGACGCAGGAGTCCCGGTAAGGCCCACCATGCGTTTTACCTTAGGGCGGACCTTGAGGAGGCTCCTGAAGCGTTTGGACTGGTGGGACTTAAACGACGAGAGCTCGTCGATTATCACCATGTCATAGTCGAATGGTAGACCGGACTTCTCCACAAGCCAGGTCACGTTCTCCCGGTTTATGATGTAGAGGTCAGCTTTAGCTAGAAGCGCTCTCCTCCTCTCTACCTCGGTACCGACTGCAACAGAGTAGGTGAGATCTTTAAGGTGGTCCCACTTGCCGATCTCATCCGGCCAGCTGTTGGCTGCTACCCGGACTGGCGCGATGACCAGAGGCTTTCTCACTTCGAAGCGGTCAAACATAAGCTCCTTTACAGCCGTCAAGGTGATCACGGTCTTACCCAGGCCGCAGCTTAGGAGGATGGCTGAGACGGGGTGGTCTATGATAAACTTCGTGGAGTAGTCCTGGTAGCTATGAGGATTGTATATCATCGATCACACCTCCTATCTGGTCTTTGCTGTCGATACAGAAAACACGAAAGCCAAGCGCCTCTATCTGGCCTGCTCTCTTAAGCTGGATGGGCCGCATCTTCCTGCCCGGGGCTTTAAGCTCTATGAAGGCGATGCATCCTCCCGGCATGAGGATGAGCCGGTCAGGGACACCGTTCAAGCCAGGAGATACAAATTTTATTGCCAGGCCGCCACGGGCTTTGACTGCTCTTACAAGAGCGGTCTCAATTTCTTTCTCTCTCACTGTATTTCTCCCATATCTGGTCTGGGTCAAACCAGAGCCACATCTGTCTGCCGTCAGAAGTTGTAACGTTTACGGTCTTTATTCCTTCAAGTGACTTTGCCTTTTTCACCTCTGCCTTAGAGTGGCCTTCCTGCATGCAGATCTCTTTCACTCTGCGGCAGTCCATAAAGTCACCTTTTAATAATTCTTTTATCATTTCATCCTTCTTTCTGAGAACAGGGTGAACAGATTGAACGGAAAATCCCTTACGCGGGCATCACATGTGTTATATATATCTATATATCTATATTTATTATTTATTTGTGCTATATAGATATACCTGTATCACTTGTTCAGAAATTGGCCCCGGAGGGGATAATTCCGGCCTTCCCGAGCTGAACAGGAGTGAACAGGCTCCTTACCCTGTTCACCTTGTTCAGATGCCTGTTCACATCATTTGCGCCTGTATATTCTCTGTCTTCCGTAGATGGGGAGCGTCATCAGCTTTCCAGTTTTCTCCCAGCTTTCTATCTTTGCCATGATGGATGAGATGGCGTAGCTGTCAGAATAGCGGATGTCCTCCTTTGGCTTTCCGAAACACTCGCACCATATCTCAATGTTGCTGACTGTCATGCGCCTTACCGTCCCCGGTACGTGAGCAGGGTCGTCAGGGTCATGAATATAGGTCCTTCTGGCATAGAAGTCCATGTCATCCCAGTTGGAAGGAAGAAGGGTGTCAAGGTACTCACGCACCAGACCTTCACGGTCATCAGACTCCATGGCCTGCCGCTGCTCGTCCTTTGCATACTCTTCGAGCTCAGGAGGAAGGTATAGTGGCTCATCCGGCTCGAGAAGTTTCACCTCGGCCCAGATCTGGTCTACGGTATCCTGGTCAAGCTGCCAGGAGTGGTACCTGCCATTTCCGTCCACCTTGATATTCCAGTAGCGGCGGTTTCCGGTGATGTCACGCAGATATCCGTTCTCTGAGTTTGTGGTGCCGAAGAATACGCACTGCCTCGGATGGGGTGTGACCCTGCGTCCGAATGAGGCGCGGTACTTGTCGTCCTGTCTTGAGATGAAGGCCTTCACCTTGTCAAGGTCTGCCTTCTTCATCCCGGCAAGCTCCCCGATTTCCAAGATCCAGTAGCCCTGGAGTTTTTCCGCCGCGGTCTTGTCGTTCATGTCAGAGATATTAAGCGAGTCTGAGTACCACTCCATCGCAAGCTTTGAGATAAGAGTCGACTTTCCGATTCCCTGGGGACCGTTTAAAACCGGCATGAAGTCAAACTTGACTCCCGGCACGAGGATCCTCCTTCTTGCGGCGCAGAGGGTCTTTCTCGTGACTGCCCTGACATACGGAGTGTCCTCGGCGCCGAGATAGTCGATTAAAAGCGTATCTGCCCTCTTGATGCCGTCCCACTCCGGGAGATTGTCAAAGTACTCTCTTATAGGATGGTAGCCGCGGTCATCAGCAACCTTCGTGACTGCGGTGTCGTAGTTAGTCCGAGAAAACGTGCCATAGTTGGCGTCCACGTAGCAGATGAGCTGGGCATCGTCCGCGTCCCTCCAGTATTTTCCCGGATGCTTCCAGGGAAGCTCTCCTCTTACTTCCAGGCTGTCAGAAAGCTGATTAAACCAGATGTTCTTAAGGTAGTGGTCGTTTTTTACGATAATCCTGAGGTTTCCGAGGGTGTTCTTTATCTTCGCATCCTTTTTGCTGTACTCAAGTCCTTCCTTCCAGCTGTCGTCCTCCTCATTTACAGGAGCAAACTCGGTTGCTGCCTGCTCCTGCCTTCTCTTCATGGCCATGTCTCTGACAGCCTTGTCCTTTGAGGCATACTCAGCCATCTGGTTGAATGACTTCTTCGGGTCATCGTCATAGAAGAGGTGGATCCTCACAAGGTCAAAGGAATTTAAGAGCTTTCCGCAGGCAGGGTCTGAGGCATGATGGCTGTAGGCATACTTGTCGTCATATACGACTACTCCAGAGATGCTTCCTGACTTCCTGTAATGCCAGCGGTCGGGGCTTCCGCCCGGCTCATAGATGCTGGAGAGAACATTTTCCATGACATCGCTTATGGAGTGAGTCCGGCACCAGTCCCCCACGATGCCTTCCTTAGCAAGCGGGTCCTCCTGCTTTGTCTTCTGCCGGTTAAAAGCCTCCTTCTCGCCAGGAGCCAGAGGAAGCTTTGTGACATCCCTCCAGTCAGGGTGGGATGCAAGATACTTATCCGGGTCAAGAAGCTCTCCCTCGTACTTCCCGCAGAAGTAGTCTCCGTCTGATGAGCATGTCGGCCAGTACATGAGCTGGTTGATCTCAAAGGAGCACGGGTCGATCTGGTCCATACCGAGATCGGCTGCCATGTATCTTGCTATGGCGTTTGTCTCCTCCGGGGTCATGTCGCGGGATGCCGGAATGATGATCCTTCCCCTCGGATTCTCCTTCGTGTGGCTGTGAGTCGTGTAAATGACGGAGAGATACTTATGATTCTCCTTATACCAGTCAAAGAAGTCCGGCTTAAGCCTGTCCTCGTCAAGCGTTATGGCTGACCTTGAGAGGACTTCATTCTTCTTTCTCCTCGTGCCTTTGAGGGTTCCCATCACAAAGCCGCCCTTGTCCTTGGCGGTATCCTTCTCTGCCCGGGTCATCTTCCTGTACTGCGCGGCAGTCTCTGATGTGCGGATCGGGTTCTTGAGCTTTTCGCAGAGCTCATCGAAGCTTACCTCGCCCCGGTTCCATACGGCTGACTGCCTGCTGTTTCCTGTAGTAATGGCTAATTTTCTCATTGCCTTACCTCCCTGAAATCATCTGTAAAGTATCTGACTCTCTGCCTGCGGCTTCTGGCCTTCTGGATCTCTTTCTCCATCCCGGACGTGACCCTGCTCCCCAGGACCCAAACCTCCTCGCACTTTCCCATGAGGACGATGTCCATGTGAAGTGCTGTGCGCCTCTCGTCAGGGTCCTTATCGTCCATGAAGGGAAAGAGGAGATGAGGAGTGAGAGGAATGTTTCCTCTCATGTAGGCGAAGGCTGCAAAGTCAGCGGCCTTCCTGGTGTTGGCCCGAGTGTCTCCTCCAA